ATATTTTCCATCAGGTATGGCAGAGGAAGATGGTAAAGTTACTATTGTTGCAGGTGCTTATAGCACTAATTTTGCTACTAATCTTTTAAATATTAAATGTAAAACTGGAGGTAGCACAGTAGATAGAGAAGTTATCTCTGTAACAATACATGGAGACTTAGCATAATGGCAAACGGAACAATAGCATTTGATACATTAACAACATCTGATTCAAAAAAGACAAGCACAGAAAAATCTGTAGACACAAGTTACATTTACAATGGCGTAACTAAAGCATGGCTTCAAATGAATGGGAAATCAGTTAGTATAGCAGTTGGAGATAATTTAAATCATTCGAGCATCACAGATTCTGGAACAGGTTTGTATGACCCAGTTTTTACAAGTCCTATGGCTAATGCAGTTTATTGTTCAACGGGTGCAGCAGGAGAGCTAGTAGATAATGGTGGAAATAGAATGGTAGGACTGAGAGCAAGAGCGACCACTGGTCAACATTTAAGAGGTTTTTATGATGGAAATTCAGCTTCTGATTTAGATGACCTTAATTTAGCTGTTCACGGAGACTTAGCATGACAATAAAAACACCAAAGTTTCAAGGCACACATTTATGGGATAGATTGTGTTGGGCAAAAGAAAACTTAGAAGGTAAACAATCGGACTATCGTATTGTATGGGAAGATCCAGATAAACCAGAAGAATGTTCTAAGGTAACTGTACCAGACCCCAACTGGTTAGCTTGTGCATTACAAGGCGGTATACTGCCACCAGTAGAAGTGTACTGGTTGTTAGCAGAAGATGAAGCGAAGCCAGATTTCAAGAAACACACAAGAGGTTATTTGCTACACAATACCAAACCAGTAGATGCAATGACCGAAGAACAAGCAATAGAATATTTAATTATGAAAGACATACCACAAAGAGTGTGGAGAAATTATGACAAAGCTAATAAACCAAGATTAGTAATTTGTAAAAAGGATCAGCTACCAAGTACAAGAGAATGGCGTAACGCTTGGAAGATTGATGAAAATGTAGTAAATTTAGAAGAAGTAGCATAAGGAGTAAAAAATGCCGACAACAAATATAGTAGATAAAAATGGTGTTACTGTAGATGCTTCTACAGTTACTAAACCCTCTGATAGACATTTTAGAGGTGCTTGGGTCGTAGACTCAGACAAGAAAGTTATATCAGAAGACATGACTGAAGCAAAAAAAATATTTCAAGAAAAGATTAGAGAAGTCAGAAAGCCTTTGCTTGAAGCAGAAGATGTTGTGTATATGAAAGCGTTAGAAGCAGATGACGCAAGTGCAAAGACTGCAAGTGTGGCTAAAAAGAAAGCACTAAGAGATGCACCAGCAGCAAAAGCTATATCTGATGCAGACACAATCGCAAAGCTCAAGGCAGCATGGGATACATCTGTATTAGGCGATAGTCCATACGCATAAGGAGTAGTTAATGGCTTTAACTCAATTAGGACCAGGTGCTTTTCCTAGTGGCAGTATTTTGCAAGTACAACGAACACAATTTACTTCAACTAATACTATAAGTTGTGCTCAAAATAATGATGTTGTAGCAACAGATTTAACTGTCAATATTACACCTAGTTTTTCTAATAGTGTTATTTTATTACAAGCACAATTATTGGGTGAGTGGTCAAATCATGCTGCAACATGGGATGGTACAGTTTTCTTTTTCAGAGATTCTACTAAAATAGGTCATCCTACAGCAGGTAGTAGAAACAGTGGAGTTGGCGGATTTTACAGAAGCTATACGGATAGTGACAATGCTTCTACGCCCAATTCAGCACCAATGTATTCTTTTTTTGACACACCTTCAAGCACTTCTCAAATAACATATAAAGTTGGTTTAAGACAATCAAGAAGTGGAACTTTAACATTTTATTTAAATAAAACAGTAAGTGACAGTGATGCTCAAAATTATGAAAGATTTACTTCATTTATATCAGCAACAGAGATAAAGGGTTAAAATGCCATACATAGGAAGATCAGAAAATTTTGGAGTAAGAAGTAGATTTCAGTATCAAGCTACCGCTAGTCAAACGAGCTTTAGTGGTTCAGATGCCAACTCTTTAACGCTCAGTTATAATGACTCAAGGTACATGGATGTCTATCAAAATGGTGTGTTGCTTGTACCAGGCACAGACTATACTGCAACTACTGGTACGACTGTCGTATTAGTTCAAGCTGCCAGTTTAAATGATATCGTAGAAATGGTTGTCTATGATGTCTTTACAGTTGCCAACTCTTATACAAAAAACGAGTCAGATACAAGGTATCCTTTCAAGGGTAACAATAGTATAATCAGATTAAATGGTCAGACTATTAGTGCAGACATAACCATAGACTCAGATGAGAATGGCGTGAGTGCTGGACCTATAACACAATCAGCGACAGTTACTGTTAATGGTTATTGGAGTATCGTATGACAAGTCAACTTAATGTAGATACCATCGTAGATAAAGCAGGGTCAGGTGGCACGAATGTTAAGGTAGGTAATACATCTACTTATGTATCTGATGGTGGCAGTGCTACACAAAACCTAGTTCAAGGTATAGCAAAGGCTTGGCATACTATTGATGGTGAAGGAACTGTAGCTATAGTGGATAGTTTTAATATAGCAAGTATTACAGACAATGATACTGGGGATTATTCATTTACTTACACAAATAATATGGGGACAGCAAAACATCCTGTAACAGGAAGTGTCGTTGGAGCTTCTACTGGAAACTATTTTAGTTATATAAGTTCAGATGGTGTTGCACAAGCAACTACTGGAAATACTACAAAAAATGTTCATCATAGTGGTGCTCAACAAGACACCGACCCTACACATTTTGTTATTCATGGAGACTTAGCATAATGGCTAGTGAACTTAAAGTAGATAAATTTACAGGTGTAAGCACAGCAGGTTCTATACTTGTTACAGGTGAAGGCAATAGTATAACAACTAATCTGCAACAAGGGTTAGCTAAATTATGGGTTAATATAGATCAAATAGGAACGGCAGCATTAGTTGATTCTTTAAATTGTAGTGGCATTACAGACAATGGTACAGGTGATGTAAGTGTAGCTCTATCAAACAATATGGGAAATGCAACTTATGCTCCATCTGGCATGACTACATCAAATCCATCAGGGGGTGGTTCTGGAGAAGATGAAGGACTTGTTACTATTGATACTAAAGCAAATATGACTACTTCATCAAACAGGCATACTACTATTAGAAATGATAATGATGAGAATATAGATTATGACCCTGTTTGTATTATATATCACGGAGACTTAGCATAATGGCTAGTATATTAAGAGTAAACACATTAACAGATGCAAGTAGTAATAATTCAGTTTCATTAGAAACTGTATCTAATGGCAGTGCAAAGGCTTGGGCAAAACTTAATGATGCAGGAACTGCTCAAGACAGTTTTAATATTTCTTCAACTACTGAGACATCAAATGCTTTATATACAATAACAATCAATAATGACATGAACAATGCAAATTATTCTTTAACTGTTGGAACACACTACGCAGAATTAGTTGCTATTAATTCAGTTGCAACTGGATCATACGCATTAAGAACTTTTGAAAGAACAGATAGCTTAACTGCTAATGATCAAATAACGCATAGCACAGTACACGGAGACTTAGCATGAGTAAAGCAGCAGAATTAGCAAAGATGGGTGAAGTCCTAACCAATAATCAGGTTGGTGGTCGAAGAAATTTAATGATTAATGGTGGTATGCAAGTTGCACAAAGAGGCACAAGTTTTACAAGTATTGGTGGTACAGCAGGCGTTTATTCTATAGATAGATTTAGATATGGATTTACCATGAATAGTGGTAGACTTACCATAACACAATCTACAGACTCTCCAAATGGTTTTGCAAATAGCTTTAAAGTAGATATTACAACAGCAGAATCTAGCCTCAATGCTGCTAGTGGAGCAGCTATATCTCAGTTTTTTGAAGGTCAAGATGTGCAAAAATTCAAAAAAGGCACATCCGATGCAGAGCAATATACTTTATCTTTTCATGTAAAATCTAATGTTACTGGCACATATATAGTCGAGTTATTTGATCAAGATAATACAAGACAAGTAAGTAAATCTTATACAATAGATAGTGCTAACACATGGGAAAAGAAAACATTAATTTTTCCTGCTGACACCACAGGTGCTTTTGATAATGACAATGCACTTTCATTTATTGCTCAATGGTTTCTTGCATCAGGAACTAATAGAACAAGTGGTACACTAAATACAAGTTGGGCAAGTTCTACGGATGCTAATAGAGCAGTTGGGCAAACAAATTTATTTTCTTCAACAGATAATGAATGGTACATTACTGGTGTGCAATTAGAAGTAGGCTCTGTAGCCACACCATTTGAGCATAGGTCATTTGGGGAAGAGCTACAACTCTGTCAAAGGTATTTTTGTAAAACATTTCAATATGCACAAGCACCTGCACAAAATCCTACAAATAAATTAAATGCAATATCAGGTCCTGCCGCTTCAAATAGTGCTTATGATAACATACTTCAATGGTGGATGACAGTAAAATTAAGAGCAGCTCCTACTGTTACTACTTTTAATCCATATGCTTCAAATGCTAATTTTTCAAGTTCTGGTAGTAATGGGCCTACAGCACAATTGTACTCAAGTGGAGAGAACAATGTGTCTATTAGAGATGATAGTGGTGGTTACCAAGGTGTTAATTTACAAATTCATGCAACAGCAGATGCAGAGTTATAAAGGTTAAAATAATGAATATTACAACAGCACAATATAATAAACAAATAAATGGTTCAGATAAAATAATTATTGCAGAAATAGACGGACAAAAAATGTTTGTACCATTAGACCCTGCTAACAGACACTATGCAGAAATACTAAAACAAGTAGAAGCAGGAAGATTAACCATCAAGGATGCCGAGTGATGTTTGGTAACTCCTCTTTTGCTGAAGCCGCTTTTGCAAATGTAGGAGGCGTTTTACAAGTTGCCACAGCAGAGATGAGTGCTCTTGGCACTAGCTCAAGTATAGGCTCTGGAATACTTGTGGGTGTTTCATCATTAAGTGGTAACTTTACTCAGACAACCGCAGGCATATTTATTACTGGTAGTGTTAGTGCAGAAGTTAGCTCTAATTTTACACAAACCACTGAAGATATAAAGATAGTTAACTTTACAGATGTTACTATGTCTAGCATCTTTACTAAGACAACATCTGGTATAGCCATACTTTCTGGTGTATCTTCACAAGATTTAAATTTTACAAAAACAACTTCTGGAGATATACTGTATGTAGCTATTGTGCCAGAAGCAAATGAGACTTATACTGAAATAACGCCAAGTGGTACAGAGA